ATAAGTTTGTCTACTCCAACCCTCAACGTTAAATGATTGTGGTGTGCCTAATGCGGAAGCTGATTCAGGTGCAGTAAGTGATACGACTATTTCATCGTCTTGCCACGCGTTGGATCCCCAAGTATTATTACCCCAGGTTGATGCCATAAGGAGATCCTCCTTACGCTATACGAATGATTGCGTTACTTGCGTCTGCTGTTGGAAATTGGATTGTAAATGTTCCGCTAGAAACTGTTTTGTCACCACCAAAAGCGATAACAGCGACAGCTTTATTAGACTGAGAAGAGTTATAAATTAATGCACCATTAGCTGTGAAAGATGCTGAAGTAAAACTTACGTCTGCAAAATCACAGAATGCAGTTGTTCCAGATGTTGTTGGTGTAACACTTGTTAAAGTTGCACCACCTGAACTATATGCAGATCCTGATGTGTTTGAAATTTCGTTGTCAGTTGAGAAAGCAGTTGTTGCTGCACCTAAAGACGCAGAACTTGTGTATAAAGCTATTTTAAAAGTATTACCACTAGATGCAGTAAAATTGTGTGTACCCACTAAAATTTCTTGTTTAAAACTCGTACAAATTGCTGATGATATAGCCATAATTTTTCTCCTACGGGTTTGCTGAAGTTATTGGAATACGAACAGCGCCATCAGTATAGTCATCTCTTCGTCTTCTACCAACTTGCTCGTTAGCAAACTTCTGTACTTCTTGTTTATATTTATTTTCATACAAAGTCAACATATCTATTGGACCTTTTAAAAATCCATATGCTTCTGATAGACAGCAATATAATAGACCATTTGGAAAATTCATACTAATATAATTAGTGCCGTCACTCTCTAATAACGCTGGTGCTGCATTGTAATGAACTCTAAATGAATAGGTAGCATCAGGGACGGGAGCGAACATTATTCTTCCAGAAGTAGTGTCAGACTCTCCTGTTGCACCACCAAACATAGCGTAGTATTTAGGTTGTCCTCTTTTAGCTGATTCAGTTGATGGAACATATTCTTGTAAATATGAAATATCTTTTTTCTCTAAAAATACGTTTGCTCCTGTAGTAGCAGAAGTGGAATCGTAAACTTGTAAAGCTCTAATAAAAACTGCTCCTGCTGGAGCATTAATTGTTTCTTGACCTACAACTAAATTACCTGTTTGTTGTTTTCTATCGGCATCAATAGGAACATCTCTAAAAATTCTATATTGCGCATTTAAAATTATATTCTCTAAAACAGAATCTGATAAGACATTAGAATCTGTTTCCGTATAACTTCTAATTTGTGTCTTTAATCCTGATGCACTTAATCCAGCCATTATTTAATTATCTCCCTACAATCTGGACAACTTTTTTTAAATCTTAAATGTGTTGCACAGTGTTCTGGTTTAGGTTTTTGTACTTCTTCATACAAAACAAGATGAGGATCTTGTTTTTCTAGTTTAAATATATGTTTTATCCAATTCCAAATATTACTTATCATGGTGTTATAGTAACTGGACCTGCGGTCACAGTTGGTCCTCCTGATTCTTCTGTTATACTAGGAGTTGACCCTAGTGTAAACGTATATTTATTTGTTGTAGTTACTGTTATACTAAAACCCGAAGAGTCCTCGTAAGCTGTAAAAGCTACACCTCCAGGGCTCCCTTGTACGTTTCTAAATCTTACCGTATCTCCTGAAGTTCTTCCATGATTGTTTTCTGTTACAGTTACTGTTGTTGATGATGCTGTAGTAGAAAAAGGATTGTTTCCTAACAACACTGCAACAGCTGGCTCTACTCTATCTGTTCTAACATTTCTTAATGCAATACCATCTGCACCATGTGGTTTAGGTTCTAACTGTGGTTGTTTAGCCTCGTATTCTGAAACATGGACCAATGATCCATTCCATTCTCTAAGCATTTCTCTATATGGAAATTCCATACCAGATCTATCTGATATTGCTTTTGCGTATTTACCTGTTGCGTACTTTGCCATTATGTTCCCGGGTAATAAGTTTTAGGTGTTATGTGTGTGCTAGAAGCAGAACCATCTTCTGCTAATGCTCTTGCAAATTCATCTTCGTAAGCAAGTTTCATAGGTTGAATTAATTGTGGTTGATATTTTTGTGCTAAATAATATGCAAGTCCTGACACCATACAAGGTACAAATCTAAATGGCACATCAGTTGCATTTGTGTAATCTCCAATATCTTGAATTCTTTTTATGTAATAAAAATGCATATCTTTGGATGCATTAGTAGAGTCTGGTGTTGGATAAACTTGAATACTTACATGATCAATAAACCTTTGCACAAAATATTGATTAGGTGTTCCTTTAGAAAGTTTGTTTGAAAAACCTCCATAAGTTGATCTATCAACTTTGGTCATCGGTGAATCTGATTGTGTAGTTTGAGTTCTATTAGATCTTAAATGTGCCTCAAGAACATCGGACATTCCGTATATTCCATTTGTAGGCGTAGTAGTTGCAGAAGTTCCATCAGCACTTTCTCTAAAAAATTTATACTCTGCCTGACCCTCAATCATGTCAATATTGGTTTCTGCTATTTCCCAATAATGAATACCTCTATTACCCCACTCTTGAAATAATATATTAAGAGATCGTCTAGCTGATTTCATTTGATAACCAGCTACAGAATTTAAACCAATACGTTCGAAAGCCTCTTCTATAATTTCATCAATAGAAAAAGTTTTATCAAATGTCGCTGTTCCAGAGGTAGTGTTAGCCATTTAACCTCCTAGCCGTCAAAATATACAGTTACCGCGTTACAACTTGTTTCAGTAAAAGTTATATAAGCACCACTGTCAAATAAAACTCCATCTTGTGGAATGTTAACTGTGCTAATATCACCTGCTGTTGATTGAGTTCTTAAAGTTAATAAAGAAGTTCCTGCAGTGCCTGAATTTCTAAAATCAACATTTCCGATTGCTCCACCAGAACCTACGTTAGCTTGTCTAACCCTTGTTC